GAGAATATGCCTCAACCATATCTTGGACAGCCATTATCAATAAATATAGAAGAAATACTATCAACATATCCTTCTGAAGATAAAATCGGTACGCAAATACATAGTTTCCATGGTCAAACTTGGAAAGTTTTGGAAGGACATGATATTGTTGTAAAAAGATTAAATGAAAACGGATAAATAATAATATAGTATATAAATAGGAATAGTTATGAGTGAAAAACCAAAAAATGTTATATCTATTGACGGAAAAGAATACGATATTGATGAAATGCCAACTGAGTTAAGAAACATTATTGTGGCAAGACAAGAGATACAAAACTCTAAAATCCGACATGAAATTGAATTGGAAAAGATTGAAGTATTAACGAAGTATTACAACGAAAAAATACAAGAGGGTGTAAAACAATTCAATGGCGGCAGTAGCAAATCTTAGGATAGACCAAGGCGCTTCTTTTAGTTCAGATGTAACTGTAACTAATTCAGAGGGCACGGTAGTTGATTTAAGTGGTTATACCACAGAGGCCAAAATGGCTAAATCATACGGCGCATCCACAACAACCACAATCACATCAAATGTGGCTTCAGACGCAACAACAGGTGTTATAGAATTATCATTAACAGATACACAAACAGCAGCTTTAGACGCACCAGCAAGATATGTGTATGATGTATATATCACTAAAACTGCTGACAGCACAGTTACCAGAGTAATTGAAGGCATAATTACTATCAATCCTAAAGTATAATTGTTTTTTCCGTAGAGTCTTTTCGTTATAAATATTACAAAGAGAGAGGAACCTAATGGTTAAAGCTAGAATTAATCAGACTGGTGGTGTAAGAGCTAATATTAACTCAAATACATCTTCCGGTCCACAACAAGTATCAGTTCAGGTACCTAGTACCAATGTAAATGTTGCAAATGTTAACAGACTTAGAAGTCTAACGGATGTTGACTCTTCTACACTTACAGATGGTGCATTAATTCAGTATGACGCTTCCTCAGATAAATTTAAAACAAGAAACGAATTAGAGACCACTACAGGAACATTGGTTTTTAATGGAGGCAATTTTTAGGAGCAATAAATGTCAACAATCATTCAGATAAAAAGAAGTGCAAATACTTCGGCTCCATCAACGCTAAAACTAGGTGAATTAGCTTATACTTATGGTACTGGTACGCAAGGCAATAACGGTGATAGACTGTTTATTGGTGAGGGCGGTGTAGATGGTTCAGGTGACGCTAATAATATTACAGTTATCGGCGGCCAATATTTCGTAGATAAATTAGACCATGTAGATGGTACACTTACGGCAAGTTCAGCTTTAACAGCAGATAGTAACTCGGCCATTGATACAATTAAATTAGGAAATTCAACAACTGTCGGCGGTACAGTTCAACTAAACGAAGGAACAAATAACGGTTCAAATTTTATTGCGCTTAAAGCTCCTAACGCAGTAACAACAAGTACAACATTTACATTACCAGACGGCGACGGTTCTGCTAACCAAGTCTTAACAACAGACGGTTCAGGTTCACTCTCTTTTGCAGACCCAGCTACTACACTTACTTTAGTTGATGAAAGTTCCACTTCAACTACAATTAATCTTTTAACAGAAACTTTAAAGATTACAGGTGGTAACGGTATCGCTACTTCATTATCTGGTGATACAATGACAGTATCTTTTGATAACAATGCCGTATTTAATGGTATTGATTTAAATGGTACAGAATTAATTTTAGACGCAGACGGTGACACATCAATTACCTCTGATACAGATGACCAAATTGATATTAAAATTGGTGGTAATGATAGAATTACTTTATCAACAGGTTTAATTGATATTAAAAATGACGGTACTGCTTCAGCAATTAGATTATATTGTGAAAGTTCAAACGCACATTACACAGCGTTACAATCAGCGGCTCACTCAGCATATTCAGGAAATGTTACAGTAACATTACCAGCTGCTACAGACACACTTGTAGGTAGAGCAACAACTGATACTTTAACAAA